GTTAAAAGAAGCTAAATATCTGAATAATCCAGAACCACATGGTATTAATATGTTTACGTGGTTGGCCGATCTAAATGAATGTATCGACCATGGTGCCGCTATGCAGCGCGCCGCTGGAAAGACGGGTCAATTTGAAGCCCGTATTATTAGAAATATTCTTGCTGATTTGGAAATCTGTAAAGCAGAGACAATCACAAGAAGAGCAGCACAACAAGAGAGACCTGCACCATTTTCAGTTCTATTATTTGGTGGGTCTAGTGTTGCTAAGAGTACTTTTACGAAAATTTTGTACTACCAATATGGGAAAATTTTTGATCTACCGGTTGGTAGTGAGTTTAAATACACACGAAATCCGGTTGATGAATACTGGGTGAACTTTAATTCTACCCAATGGTGTGTGCAATTAGATGATATTGCATTCATGAACCCTCAATTGGGACAACCCGATCCATCAGTGATGGAGATGTTACAGGTTATTAACAATGTACCTTTTGTTCCCACACAAGCAGATCTTGCTGATAAGGGTAGAACACCTATGAGAGCAAGATTTGTTATTGCCACAACAAACACAGCACATTTAAATGCTTATGCATATTTTGCAAATCCACTTGCAGTGCAACGGCGTTTTCCATATGTGATCACGATTGAACCTAAAGAGGAATACGCTAAAGATCGTGTTATGTTGGATGGTAGTAAAGTGCCTCCTATTAAGGATGGCGAATATCCAGATTACTGGAAAATTAAAGTTCAAAGGGTAGTCCCCGTTGGGGAAGATATCGCTCGACAAACCTCTAGATATGAGGATGTTGATATTTTTGATGATATATACAAATTCGTTCAATGGTTCTCCATTGCGGCAAAAGAACACACTGGCTTACAAAATAAAACAATGAATTGTGATGATACTATGGCCAAGATTAGTGTGTGTGACAAGTGTTACTTACCTACACTCAAGTGTGAGTGTGCTATCATCCAATCGGAAGAGAGTATAACTCCTTGGGTCCAACAGGTTTTGGCATTACACCATAAAAGAGAACATCGAGAAGAAGTTGTAGAGCTTTCATGGGGTGAGATTATTCTTGCTTTATTCTTCAATTTTTTATTAAAATGTTATGAAGAAAACTATTTTAGATGCACCCGATATATAATTGGGAAAGCAGTTGAAACTTCTGTGATGGCGTATCTCTTTAAAAAATATAGATATACCAAGCCACTTATTCAATATGTTCAGGTTATTGGACACAAAGTTAAAGCTTCTATGACTAAGTGTATGACCTTAGAGGCAACACGTCTGGCGTTACCATATGCCGCAGGATTAATTGGTGTTTCTTTCACCATGTACGCAGCTTCTAAAGCTATGCAAATTCCTAATAAAAAGAATAAGATTCGTCGCGCCTTTCGAGGTGTTGATGATAATATAGATAAAAATTGTCATCATGAACAATATGATGGCACATACAAATGTGAAGCTTGTGCAAATTGTGAAGATTGCCGGGCTGAAAAGCAAACTCAAGGAAATATTTCAGAAACTATTGGACGAGCTCCAGTAGCGATGAAAGAAGAAAATGAGAATGTTTGGTATAAGGATAATTATAGACTTTCCAAGTTTGATGTTTCCTCTGCCACGCTTTCTAATATGAAATTAGAGTTTACGGAAATCTGTGAAAGATTTGCCAGAAATTCCATTGCACTTCGTGTGACCGGAATGAAAGATGGCGAAATTAAGTCTTTTAATGGAAAGGCTTTTTGTGTAGCAGGACACATTTGGGTAACCAATAAGCACTTTTTCTCTGAAGAGAGTGGGTGCTTTGAGGTGGAATTAATACAAGACATCCAGAAAGATGGTGTTACCGTTAATATGCGGATTCGTCTTTCTCAACAAGAGATTGTACGAGTCCCCAATTCTGATATTGTCTTTATAAAAATTAGAAATATACCACCACGGAGAAATATGATTTCTTATTTTGCTAATTCCACTTTGCGTGGAATGCATAAGGGAAATTATTTAATTCGGAACAAAGATGGTTCGTTAGAACAACTTAGATTGGATGCAGTAACCTATCAAGGTGTAATGCATATTAAACAATTTGATAATATGCCTGTTGAGGCATGGGTCGGAACTCCAAGACGTACTACAGTCAATGGAGAATGTGGATCAATGTTTGTAAGTGATACTGGTTTTGGACCAGTTATACTTGGATTTCATTTCTGTCTTTTTCAAGATGGCAGAGTTGGAATCCAAGCCCTCAATCGAAATCTAGTCCAGATCTATGTGGACAAGATGGAGAGCGAGGTGGTGGAAATTGGAGAACCGATGTTGAGTTCGGTTTCCGTACAACGAGAATTGGTAGATCTCGATGTTAAAAGTACGGTTCGTTACACTCCAGAGGGAGTGGCGGCTGTTTATGGTTCCTTCGCTGGGTGGAAACCTCGTCTTAGATCAGCAGTTAAGAAAACACTAATTTGTGATAAAATGTTGGAGCGAGGATATTCAATTAAGGAAGGACCACCTGAGATGAGATCTTGGGAACCATGGCGTATTAATCTTTTGGAGATGACTAAACCAGTTTGGTTAATGGATAATGTAATCCTAGATCATTGTGTTGAATCATTTTTTAACGATATCATGGCCAAATTGGACCGTAACCAATTATCTCAACTTCATGTATTAGATGATTTTACTACCATCAATGGAGCCCCTGGTGTTACTTACATCGATAAGATGAATAGAAATACCAGTGCTGGCAACCCATGGAAAAAAGGAAAGAAGCATTATCTTACCGACTTACCACCAACAGGTGATTGGTTAAAACCAGTTAAAGTTGATGATGAGATCATGGATCGTGTTTCCATAATTATAGAGAAATACCAGAGAGGAGAACGGGCTATGCCTAATTTCTGTGGCCATCTTAAGGATGAAGCTACTGCTCTGGAGAAAATCCGAATCAAGAAGACACGAGTCTTTTGCGGTGGTCCATTCGATTGGAGCATTGTGAATCGCAAGTATCTTTTAACTATTGTCAGATTGATTCAAAATAATAAATATATTTTTGAAGCTGCCCCCGGCATGATTACGCAATCAGTTGAGTGGCAACAGCTTTACGATTACTTAACAAAATTTGGCAAAGAGCGAATGGTTGCTGGAGATTACTCCAAGTACGATAAGCGAATGCCACCTGCATTAGTTTTGGCGTCTTTTGATTTGATCAAGAGAATTTGCAAAGAAGCAGGATATTCAAAGGAGGAATTATTGGTCGTGCAAGGAATTGCAGAGGACACAGCTTTTCCTCTAACCGAGTTCAATGGAGACTTAATTGAATTTTATGGAACAAACCCATCAGGACACCCGCTTACTGTTATTATTAATAGTTTGGCGAATAGTCTTTATTTAAGGTATTGTTACACAGTTTTGAATCCAGAACATCATTGCCGAGATTTCCAAGATAATGTCGCCGCCATGACTTATGGTGATGATAACGCAATGGGAGTCTCTGACAGAGTACCGTGGTTTAATCACACCTCAATCCAGAAAGCTTTGAAGGACATTGATGTGAAATACACCATGGCGGATAAAGAGGCTGAATCAGTCCCTTACATTCATATCGACCAAGTTTCTTTCTTAAAAAGAACATGGAGATTTGATGAGGAAGTTGGGGCATATTTAGCCCCATTAGAGCATGATTCTATAAATAAAATGCTCACTATGTGTGTAGCAAGCGGTGAAATCACACCTGAGCAGCATGCAATTGAGGTTATCAGTGCAGCTGTCCAGGAATATTGGTTTTACGGACGAGCAACATTTGAAGAACGAAGTGAAATGTTAAAAGATGTGGTCAAAGAATGTAATCTAGGACCCTATGTACAAGATAGTACCTTCCCAACATGGGATGATTTAAAACACCGATACGATGAGTCTTCTAAAGCAATTTTGGCGCGGCAACGGCGTCTAAGAGATAATGATCTCTAAACCAAACAGTCTGCATTTAGGTAGTTTACTGCATATTATATATTTAATACTGTATATAAATGAGAATGGATTTAAATGTAAAAAGCCTAC